GAACTCAAACCTGGTTACTTTTTTCCTTGATGAAATTGAGATACTATGAAAAAGTCATTTATAATTTACTCTGATTTTAAAGCAACTTTAGATAAGCTTCCCAATGAAGATGCAGGTAAGTTGTTTAAGATGATTGTTGACTTTTCTAATGGTATTGAAACAGAGCCAGAATCATTGATTTTAGATGTTGTTTTTACTCCAATAAGACAACAAATGATAAGAGATATTGATAAGTACGAAAATGAAATTAAGAAGCGAAAACAGGCTGGAAGTCTTGGTGGTAAAGCAAAAGCTAAGACTCTAGCAAGTGCTAGAAGTGCTAAGCAAGTGCTAGCAAGTGCTAAGCAAAGCCTAGCAAATGTAGCTGATAATGTAAATGTAACTGTTAATGATACTGTAACTGATACTGATAATGTAAAAAGTAATTTTAAAAAATGGTCAATTGATGATTTTAAAAATGAGATTACAATTAATAGAAAAACATACCCAGATTTGACCTTAAAAAAGTTTTTTAATTATTGGAGTGAAAAAGATGCAAAAGGCAAAATGAGGTTTCAATTACAAAAAACTTGGGAAACATCAAAAAGGTTATCAAATTGGGCGACAAATAACATTTCAAAAAACAATCAAGAATTACCTACAAGATCATCAGGAAACAAAATAACTATCAATGACTAACTCAGAATTAAACGAACTTACTCCACAACAAGCAATACTAGCTATTTGCTTATTTCAAGGAAACATAGCAAAAGATGTTTTAGCAAACTTTACGAAAGAACATTTTAGCTTTGGTACTAACTCAAGGATATTCAATGCCATTAATCATCTTATTGAAAAAGAATCAGATATTTCAATAGTTTCATTAGGAACGTTTAAGAATAACTTAGAGATAACCAAAGAAGATATTAATTCAGCTATTAGATGGACTACAAAGCTTACAATGAATGAGAGCGTTCAAAACATTGTAAATCTTGTTAAAGATGAGTTGATAAGAAAAAAGCTTGAAGCACAAGCAAAAGAAATTATTGAAAACATATCTTCAGGTTCTAAAGATGGCTTGAGCATTGCAATTGATACTCAAACAAACATTAGTTTAATTATTGAATCAGAATCTTCGATATCATCAATTCTTAGCCCCAAAGAAATGATGTCAAAAGAGGCAAATGCTTACGATAATAGAGTAAAACTTCTTTCAGAAGGAAAAGCAACAGGAACACCATCAGGACTTCAAATAATAGACAAATTTACAGGGGGATGGCAAAATGGTGAACTTATAATAATAGCTGGAAGGCCATCAATGGGAAAGACAGCATTAGCATTATTTCACACACTAAAAGCATCTGAACAAGGATTTAATGTTCTATTCTTTAACATGGAAATGAACGAATCTCAGCTATCACAAAGGCTTATTTGTTGTCGAGCGCAAGGAAACATTAATCCGCAAAACTTAAAACTTGGAAAACTTAATCAATCTGAAATCCATCATTTTACAAGACACAGACACGAAATATCTGAAATGCCTTTTCTGATTTATGATAAAGGCGGTGCAAATATACATGAGGTAATTAGAACCATAAAAACAGCCCATAGGGCTAATAAATGTCAATTAGTTATTATTGATTATCTTCAGCTAATACAATCTGAAAATAAAAGAGGAAATAGGGAGCAAGAGATATCATACATCAGCAGAACTTTAAAGCAAACAGCAAAAGAATTAGATATTCCAATTATTGCACTATCTCAATTGTCTAGGCAAGTAGAACAAAGAGGAGGCAATAAAAAACCTATACTTGCAGACCTACGAGAATCAGGTGCAATTGAACAAGATGCTGATACAGTTCTTTTTTGTTATCGACCATCTTATTACAAACTGCAAAAAGAAACTGGCGAAGAATACACAAATGAAATTTTTTATTTATTTGAAAAGCACCGTACAGGAGCAACAGGAGAAGCAGAGTTTTTAACAGATTCATGGTGTTCTAATTTTTATGACGTTAAAGAAAACAGAGTGTCATATTTACCTGAAAAAGCCAAAGAATTAACGCCTTCAAATAGATGGGATAGTGAATCAGTTGAATATTAATACCTTGCTAAAAAATTAGCCCTATTTGACGCTATTAAAAAAAATAACTAACTTTGAAGTCTATTTTGCGTAAAGTGAAATAAAAAAGTTATGCCAGGAGGTCAGCCAACTAAGTACACGATTCAAAAAGCTTTAGAGGTCTGTGAATTAACTGCATCCTCATCATTATCCCTTGCTACTATATGCAAGCAGCTTAATTTAAAATACGGAACTGTTAGACAATGGATAAAAGACAACCCTGAGTTCTCATCAAATTACGCGCGCGCGAAAGAAGACCAAGCAGACTATTTGGCAGAAGAAATAATAAGTATTGCAGACGATGGTAGTAATGACTACATGACTATTCAAAAAGGTGATATTGAATACAATGTTGAAAATAAAGAAGTCACTAATCGTTCAAGGCTTCGTGTTGATGCTCGTAAATGGGCGGCAGGTAAGTTGAAGCCCAAGCGATATGGCGATAAGATTGACATTGATTTATCTTCAACAACAACGGGAGAACTAATAATCAAAGGTCAGAAGTTTGCAGATAAAAATTGACCCTTCATCTTATTCAAAAAAATTCCATGACGTAATTTATTCATGGGATAGATACATTATTGCATACGGTGGAAGGGGAAGTGGTAAAACTGATTCAATTTATCTTAAATACTTAGTTAATCTTTTTGAGCCTTACTATTTTAAACTTGCTTACATCAACAAAGAAGCAACAAACATTAGAGACCAGCAGTATGCAGGATTTAAGCGTGTTGCAAAGCGTATCGGGCTGTATAATCACTTGAGATTCTATGATGGAGATTATAGAATTATTAACCCTAAAAACGGAAATAGCCTGATTCCAAAAGGCATGGACGACCCAGAAAAAACAAAGGGGCTTGATAATATAACTGCCATTTGGTGGGATGAAATTAACAAAGGCAAACTTGATGACTTTCTTGCATTAAATGAACTACTAAGAAGCCCTGAAGCTACCTATCTTCAATTTGCAATGAGTTTTAATCCCGTTTATGAAAAACATTGGCTAAGAAATACATTTTTTTCAGAAGAAGACCCTCATGCTTTAGCCTTTGAATATTCTAAAGACACTTTGCTAAACAGGTCAACATACAGAGATAATGAATTTATAGATCAAGAAAGTTATTTGCAAACTTTGATGAAAGGCGCAAATGAAAATCCAAATACCGTAAGAGTTAATGTTGAAGGTGATTGGGGTCTTGATGAGCCAGTAGACAACCCGTGGCTTCATGCTTGGGAAGACAAGTACATTGATGAAAGTATTGAGGCTAATATAAATTTGCCTTACATTGTTTCGGTTGACTTTAACCTAAACCCTTTTTGCGGAATTGTGGCTCAAATTCAAGGTAAAACGCTATGTATATTGGATGAGTTTAGTATTGACAATGGGAGTATTCCAAAACTAATTGACTTGCTTAAAACCTATCCAAGACGTGATTTGATGAGAATGACTGGTGATGCTATGGGAAACAGGGGAAGTATTGAGCAGCGAGATCATTCAACTTCATACCAACAAATACAACGAGGCTTGATGCTAAGAGATTCGCAGTTTACAATTACAGCAAACCCAAGACATGATAATAGCAGGGTGGAATGCAACACGTTAATTCGTAAAGGACTTGTTAAAATTCATTCATCGTGCAAGTCAACAATATTTGACTTTAACCAGGTAGCATCTGATGAACACGGAAAGATAGTTAAAAAGAATCGAGGGCAATCAAATCAGCGTGCTGACCATTTGGATGCTTTTAGATATATTTGTCACAACTTTATGCGTAAATACTTATGAGCCTTTGCAGCACTTGCTTTAATGCAGACCCGTTACCAAATTGCACACAACAAGTAACATTTGGAACTATTGATACTGAATCAGAAACAGTTACCGTTTATATTAAAAATCTTGCTACTGGTCGAATTGAACAATATCAGGGCAATGTTGATGAGTTTGGAATTGTTACGGTGGAAGATTTAATACTGCCTACCTCATTGTCTTTTGAGCTTTGGGCAACTGAAGAAGATGAAACAATCAATAAGAATCTTACCATAACAAACGGCTCTCGAAATTACCTTTGTATTGATTTTAAGACAGTCACGGTTAATCCTTCAGTTATTTACACTTCTCACGATCTAATGATAACAGAATGAAGCGTTTTTTTATAAAACTTGAGCAAATTATTGATGGTTGGTGGATGTATATAACCGACAATAAGCAAAGGCGTTCAATGCGAGACGAAAGAATGAAAGAATGCACACCTTGTATTCACAGGCGAGGTATTATTTGTGGTGACTGTGGTTGTTTCTTAGAAGCCAAAACAAGAGTCTATGAAGCTGAATGCCCTGTTGGAAATTGGGATGCTAAACCTATACCTGAATAAAATATGAAATTCACACTACCTAAAATCTTTAAAAGAAAGCCTAAAAACGAATACTTACCAAAGCTAGAATTAGCATTTGAGCATAAGGGAGTTAAGTATTACAGGTTTCAGCAAAAGGTTTCAATTCCTGCTGCTAGATTTATCCATGTTGACCAATTACTTGAACTCAGGTCTTTGGGTTTGTCTGGACAAGAGATGGATAAGATTTTAGAACTAATGGATGCTGCATTGGTAAAAGATATGTCAAGCCCTCCAAACATTGCTAAGATAGGTCACTTGATAGAATGTATTAAGCAAAGAAGAGATTTGGTTCTACATAAAGATATTCTCATTAACATGGCTGCTTACTTGCTTATCAGAGAAGATGAAGATCCTGTAAACGTTCACAAAGGAATACACACAGAAAAGGTTGAACTATTTGAGAGTCTTGCGGATGGAGGGCAAAAAGCATACGATTTTTTTATGAATGCGGCATTAAAGCCGCTATCGGAACTTCAGAGATTATCAGAGGAAGAATTTATTCAGTTATGGGAAAACAACACCATGAGAATAAAGGCAATGCAAAAGACATTAAAACGGTTAGGCAGCATCTAGTAAAGATTGCTAAAGACTATGAAGATTTGTTTATACTTTTAGCTGATGGCGACCCGATACAAGCAGACTTTATACGCAATTCAGAAATTAGAATTTATTTAACTAAATTTGAGCAATTAATTAAGCAGCAACAACGTAACAAATGATGCTATGGCTCAAAAGGTTCAAATTGAAATTGAAGTATTAAACAACCAAGCTAAAGCTGAGTTTGATGCTACTGCTAAAGAGGTTGCTAATATTAGCGATAAGGCTTCAGAAAGCGCAGAAAAGGTTAAAAAGTCCTTCGAGCAAGTAGGTGTTGCACAGCGACAAGCATTTGCTTCTGACCAAACAAAAAAAGCTTTAGTAGATAACACTAATGCTGTGGATAAGCTTGCTACTGAACTAGAAAACCTTTACAAAGAAGAAGTA